TTCGATGCCGACCGCGTTCCGTTGCCGTCAGAAACTATTCGTAAGGGTTATTTAAGCGCCGGTATTGGGCGTAAGCCGCAAACGCCGGATCAAGAAGTTTTGTTCCGTACTGTTGAAGGCGCCGGCGCCGGTCTAAGCGGTGCGTCGGCGTTTAAAGAACTTTCGCGGACTGCGACCCCCGGTGTAACCCGTAACGTCATGCAGGAACTTGGCCGCGGCCCCGGCGTGCAGACTGCGGCGGGCGCTGGCGCCGCTGCTGCCCCTACGATTGGCCGCGAATACGCAGGCATTGAGAACCCTCTTGCACAATTTGGCTTGTCGGTAGCTGGCGGTATGACCGGCGGTCGGATAGCAACGCCGCGTGCTACACCTGTCTCACGTGAACAACTAGTTTCAAAGGCGGCCAGCGACTACCGCCGCGCCGAAGAAGCAGGCGTTCAATTTGATGCGGCGGCTATTGCGGACCTGTCGCAAAGCATACGTCGGTCGCTTTCCGATCCTAAAGTGCAGTTTGATGAGGTTCTTCACCCAAGGGTCAACCGCGTTTTACAGCGTATGGAAGCTGTTGTAGCTGACGCTGAAAAAAATAACGCGCCCATATCGTTTTCACAGTTAGAACTTTTGCGCCGTGTTGCGCGGACCGCCGGAAGTAGTCTTGATAAAGACGAGCGCCGCCTAACATCCAATATTATTCGTCAGTTAGATGAGTTTGTAGGCGCTCCGCCCGCTAACGCTGTCATAGCTGGAGATGCCGTTGACGCCTCAAGATACATAGAAAATGCGCGCAAGTCGTGGCGGCGTATGAGCCAGATGGATGCTATCGACGGCATGGTGGAGAAAGCCACTAACTCTGCCGAAGGGCTGTCAGCTAACTCACTGCGGTCAGTTGCGCGGACGGTAGCCAACAACCCCAATAAAATGCGGTCTTTTGACCCAGACATTCAGAAGCAGATAAAAAGTTTGGTCCGCGGTTCTGGCGGTTTGTCAACGCTCCAAACGGTTGGGATGCTTGGGCCTAAGATACCTAAGACAGCGCCTGAAATGATACGCGCTATTCCCGGTGCGAGTTTGCTGACAGGGTCTGGTACAGCCGCCTACAGCGGTTCGCCGGGGTTAGCTGCCGCGGGTCTTACAGTAGCTGGTACTGGGTTGGCGTCTAACGCCGCCGCTAACAAGCTGGCACTTAGCAGGGTCAATAAGATGGCTAACCAAGCAGGCGGCGCGCCTGCCCGCGAAATGTTTAAGCCGCAGATAGCTTCGCAAATCGCCCAGCAGTATAACTTTCCTGAAATAAGTTCTGATTCTGGTGAGCCATTGGTAGACGTTGATTTTTCGGAAGGTTATCCTGTACCAATATACGGCAGGCTACCTAAAGAAATGCAGTTTAAATCTCTTAACGCTATGAGGCGCTAACCGTGGCTACTATCAACGAAACCCAAGCGCAGCTTAACACGCACGAACAGGTCTGCGCGTTCCGGTACGAGAGCATCTGCGCGCGGCTGAAGCGTCTTGAAAAAATCGGTATGTCTGTGGCCGGCACAATCATTCTGCTGCTAATCGGCATACTGTTAAAGGCCGGCTAAGGAAGTCGTATGCGCGTAGTCAGCTTACTACTAGCGGCGTTGGCGCTGATGGGCTGCCAAGACCGCTACCGTTACGATTGTCAAGACCCTGCGAACTGGCAGCAGGAAATCTGCAAGAAGCCCAAATGCGTTGCTATGGGCTACTGCACCGAATGGCTAATAAATACGGGTGAAGAAAATGAAGCCGACTAGGGAATGGTCGCCAGAGGAACTGCTGCGATTCATCGTCGGCATCGTCCTGTCGCTGACGCTTACCTTTATCGTTGCGACTGTGCTATACTCGTTGGTGTTTGTATCGCAGCCAATGGAAGGGCAGTCCCCTAACGACGCTGAGTTTTTTAAGTTGATCAACCCGATAGCGACGTTCATTGTCGGCGCGTTGGCAGGATTGATGGCTGGGCAGGGCAGCGGCCCTATGAAGAAAAAGGATAAAGAAGATGAGCTTCCTAAATAGTTTTGAAAGCAGACAAGACGGCGTCAATGACACCGTTGAGTTTGTTATCCGCGTTGCCATCGTCACGCTGTCTGCGGTTATCCTTGTTGTTGTGCTGGCGCTTGTCGCCGGCCTGTTCATGCCGAACGATGTCGTGGATAGCACTGCCATTCTTGAGATGATTAACCCTGCGTTCCAGACCATCATCGGCGCGCTTGTCGGGCTGCTTGGTGGCTTGAGCCTCAACGCCAATGCGCGTGACAAAGCAGAGCCTGAGCCAGAAGCGCCTGCGCCAGAGCCTGAAGCGCCGCTTGAACTGACACCGGCGATGGCGCCAGCGGTGGATGATGATGATGACGATATGGCCCCGTGGGAGAAATACCGCAACGACCTACGCTACGACGCCAACGGCGACGGCGTGGTTGACGAAAGCGACTTTCCTGATTGGCGGAACCCAGCGGCGTAATGGCGGGCGAACTTTCCACCGTTGAGATGATCGGCCAGCTTTGGCCCATCGTCCTTGCGTTCATCACGCTTACGATCATCCTTGCTAAGATGGACGTGCGGCTGGGCGTGGCGGAAGAAAAGATTAAGACGCTGTTTGAACTTTGGAATAATCGGAAGGACGATAAATGAGCCTTGTAAACCTTCAGAAGAAAATCGGAGTGACCGCAGATGGCGCATTTGGTCCGGGTACATTTAAGGCGGCTGCGGCTTACTATAAACTATCACCTGATCGTGCTGCACATTTCTTTGCTCAGACGGCGCATGAGTCGGGCAACTTCAAAGCGTTCAGCGAGAACCTGAACTACGGCGCCAAGGGGCTGCGCGGAATTTTCCGCAAGTACTTCCCGACCGACGCACTGGCGCGCGCTTACGAGCGCAAGCCTGCAAAGATTGCTAACCGCGTTTACGGCAACCGCATGGGTAATGGCGACGAAGCGTCAGGCGAAGGTTTCGCTTTTCGCGGCAGAGGAGCCTTGCAACTCACTGGAAAATTTAACTATTCTGAGTTTGCTAAGTACGTGAACCGCCCAGACGTGATGACGAACCCAGACCTTGTAGCTACCGAACTGGCCTTTGAAAGTGCGCTTTGGTTCTTTGACAAAAATAAGCTATGGTCCATCTGCGACCAAGGCATCAACGACGCTGCCATTCTGGCGCTAACGAAGCGGATCAACGGGGGCACACACGGCCTTGATGACCGCAAACTGAAAACCAAGAAGTACGCTGCTTGGTTGTAAGGAGAGTATCATGAACTTAAAGAACCTCATCACGAAAATCGCCGTAAAAGAAGTTACCGGCAAAATCATACCTATGGACAATGCGCCGAAGGCTGCCCTTGGTTGGAAAGCCAAGCTGGCTGGCGCGCTTGCCATCATCGGCGCAGCAGCTACTGCGCTGTCACAATATCTGGCTTAGGTTCGCCTAGCCATCATACGCCCGATCAGTATAACCATCGGGCCTAAGTCTTCTGGTGATTGTCCTGCACGTAGCATGGCAATCACCATTTCTAGCGCCTCAGCGGTTGCCGCTGCATGGTCTGTCATTTCTTCAGCCCTATCATAATCTCGACACGCTCCCGCGCCGTCCGCATGGCAGAGTAACGCTGATGCAACCGCCGAGCGATGGCTGGCCGCTTGTGCGTCTTCAGTTCGGCGTCCAGCGCCTGCTTTAGCTGCTCTTCCGTAAGGTCAGACAGCACGGCAATCATCGACCGCCAGTTTAGTTTACTCATTTTTCAATTCCTCTAATGCTATGTCGGACACCGCACGCTTGTCGTGCAGCGCCGCCCATATGCGTTCGTCGATACTCTTTTCCGTCAGCATCACATAGACCCAGACATCCTTTGTCTGACCGCTGCGGTGCAGGCGCCCGACCGTCTGCTCGTACAGTTCCAGCGACCACGGCAGCGACAGGAACACCATGTGGCATCCGCCATGCTGTAGGTTCAGCCCGTGGCCTGCCGACTTAGGGTGGGCCAGCAGCAACTCGACCTCGCCAGCGTTCCAGCGTTCGATGACGTTGTCATCATCCATCGTCTGCGCGTGTGGGAAGCGGCGCTTCAGTTCTGCCAACTCTTCCTGATAGGTGTACGCGACAATGGTGTTCGCCCGCTGGTTTTCTGCCAGCAACTCTTCCAGCCGGTCAAACTTGTGGCTGCTGAACCAAATGGACGGCGTGCCTGCGTCGCGGTTGTAGACAAAGCCAGACGCCATCTGTTGCAGCTTGGTCGTTACCGCCGCTGCGTTCTGCGCTACGATCTGGTCATCACCAAAGCGCACGACATACTCGCGCTTCATCTTTTCGTATGGCGCACGGTCTGTCAGCGCGACGCGCACCTCAGTGACATGGCATGGCGGTAGCTTGTCCTTGTACTCGCCCGGCTCCAACACGAACGTCGCAGGGCGGATGCGCTTCATGACTTGCTCAAGCCCGCCGGCTGCCGGAACCCATTGGCCGAAGTCGCGGTTGGTACAGATGAAATACTGCTGCATGAACGCACCCTTGGCGCGGCCCAGCAGCCCTTGGTCAATGATCTTGCACTGGCCGAAGACATCCTCCAGCCCGTTCGACGTGAACGAGCCGGTCAAGCCCCAGCGTATCTTCATAGAAGCCATCATCTTTTCCAGCGCCTTGAAGCGTTTGCCGGACGGGTTCTTCAGCCGCGTCAGTTCGTCAAACACAACGCCGTCAAAACTGGATAAGTCCTCTAGCTTATCTAGGTTGTCGTAGTTAATGACCACCACACTGGCATCGCTTTGAAGTGCTGCGATGCGTTGCGACGGCGTGCCGACAGCAAGTGCAGGGGCGATGCCAGACCACTTCGGCGCTTCCACCGGCCACACATCTGTGCAGACACGCTTAGGCGCCACCACCAGCCAGCGTTTGACAGCGCCATCGCGCAGCATTTCATCCATCGCCGTCAAAGTAATGGCGGTCTTGCCAGCACCGACAGGCGCAAGGATCATGGCGCGGTCACGTTCGTACAGGAACGTCGCCGCCTGCTCCTGATACGGTCTTAGCTGAAGCGTTTGAGCCATGCGTCTATGTCCTCTATCGACCACAGACACGCGTAGTGCTGCTTGGTGTGTGCCATCTCATCTGAAAAGATACGCTGCAACGCAGACAGGCGTCCGTTGGGCTGCTTGATCTCTACGAACCAAGCCTCGCCGTTAGGCATACAGGCTATGCGGTCGGCAACACCTATCTGCGTAACGCTGCGGAACTTGTAGGCAAAACCGCCTAGCGCCCGCACACGTTTACAGAAATACCGCTCTATTTCTTTCTCAGTCATGACGAAGGGCTACTCCAAAATTTTTTGCGTTTCAAGGCTTGCATCAAATTTTGTTGTCTGTATGATGAGGGTTCAAACAGTAAAGTGAGGTACATTATGCAACACAGTAAGATAGTCGGCGGTTCGACCGCCAAGCGCGTCATAGGCTGCCCCGGCAGTGTGGCGCTGGTGGACACCATGCCGCCCCAGCCCAGCAGCAGCTACGCCGACGAAGGCACGCTTCTACACGACACCATCGCGTCTGTATTAGAGAGCGACCTTGACCCGTACAGCATGGTCGGCACGACATACGCTAGTAGCGTACTGACCGAAGCGTTGGTTGATGACAAGCTGGTAGTGGCGCTGCGCGCGCTGGACGAAATAGACCCGCAGGGGGAGATGGAATATGCGGTTGAAAGCAGGGTTGGCTTTGGTGATTTTCTTCCTAATGTTTTTGGTTCTACCGATCTTCTTGGTCGCCTTGGTGATCGAGCGATTGTTCTGGATTGGAAGTTTGGCGATGGCGTGGCTGTCGAAGCCACCGAAAACGCGCAGCTACTCTTCTACGCTGCGGCTGCTAAACGCACGGCGGAAACGGCGTGGGCGTTTGACGGGGCTAAAGAAGTAGAACTGATCATCGTGCAGCCGCCGTTTGTTAAGCGGTGGGTGACAACGCTAGACCGCGTTGACGCGTTTGAGAAAGAACTTGCCGCTGCCGTCAAGATTGCTGCGCGCCCTGACGCGCCGTTGGCATCCGGCGACCATTGCAAGTGGTGCGCGGCCAAGCCCGTCTGCCCTGTCATGACCGGCGCTGTAGACCGCGCGCTGAAGGTCAAGGTTGATGCGCTGCCAATGGATCAGATAGCACACTATTTGGAACAGGCGCCGTTGGTCGAGGCGTTCATTAAGGATTTACAGCAGTTGGCGCATGGGCTTCTGGAAAGCGGGGCTAAAGTCCCCGGCTGGAAGCTGGTCAACAAACGCGCAACACGGCAGTGGACAAACGAGGATAAAGCTGTAGCATTCATGACCCAAGCGGGCGTGGAAGCATGGGCCGATCCGAAACCATTGTCACCCGCACAAGCGGAAAAGGCTTTGAAGAAAGCCAAAATAGAATTGCCAGCGGACTTAATCGTCGCTGTCTCCAGTGGCTCTACCCTTGCGCCGGAAAGTGATTCCCGGCCAGCGGTCTTGCAGATCGGACAGATGCTTACAAAAGCTATGTCTAAAATACAGTAACAGAAAAGGAATACAGTAATGTCCAATATCACAACTTTTGGCGGCGCTAACTTGCCGTCAGTACAATCGCTCTCTGGCGCTTTGCGTTCCATCCAAGCTGAAAGTGCCCCCGGTGGCACAGTCATCCTAAAGATGGACAAGACAGGCCATTGGGTTTTTGGTGCAGACCAGACCGAAGTCGAAGACGGCAGCCTGTGGGCCGCTAACCCGTTCTCGTTTGTCCACGGCTACATCGCATGGGGCAACGGCGAAGTGTTGGGTGAAAAGCTGGTTCCGGTGTCAGAGCCGCTGCCAGAGTTAGAGCCAGCACCAGCAGGCGCACAGCGCGGCTGGGAAATGCAAGTTGGCATGATGCTCGTTTGCACCAACGGCGAAGACAAGGATATGCAGGCACGCTTCACGGCTACATCAGTCGGTGGCAAGCGCGCCGTGCAGGCGTTGGCTGTTGCCATCGCTGATCAGGTCGAGAAAGACCAGAACAAGCCGGTGCCATTGCTTGAATTGAAGACCGAGCATTACCAGCACAAGACCTATGGGCGTATCTTTACGCCTATCTTTGATATTACCGATTGGGTGTCTATGGACGCCGACTCGGTTGCAGAGGCAGATGATGCAGAGTTGGAAGTCGCTGCTGAAACTGAAACCGCTGATGGTACGCGTCGCCGGCGTCGCGTAGTATAACAGGGTGCGAAAGCCGGGGTGATCCACCACCCCGGCGAGTAGCGGAAGAGTGAGAACTTCATGACTAAACTTTGGTGCGATTTCGAAACGCGCAGCCGGTGCGACCTACGCAGCCGCGGCGTGTACAATTACGCGCAGGACGCCAGCACCGACGTGCTGTGTATGTCATACGCATTTGATGACGAAGACGTGCGGACGTGGCTACCCGGTGAGCCTTTCCCGCAAGCCGTGCATGATCACACAGGGCTGGTGTACGCGCACAACGCAGCGTTTGAGCGCCTGATATTCTGGTATGTCCTTCAGGTTGAGTTTAAGCTGGAGCAGTTCTACTGCACCGCAGCCCAAGCCCGCGCCAACTGTGCGCCGGGTAGCCTTGAGGATGTGGGCCGGTTCGCTGGCGCGACCATGAAGAAAGACCACCGCGGCGGACAACTGATCCGCGCGCTGTCCATCCCGCAAGCAGACGGCGAGTTTCGCCAAGACGCAAAGCTGATGCAAGAGATGGTTGACTATTGCGAACAGGATGTGCGGGCCATGCGTGCCATCACGCTGGCGCAGCGCCCGCTGTCCGCCGAAGAGTTAGCAGACTATCACGTCAACGAGCGCATCAACGACCGCGGCGTGCTGCTCGACAGGCCGCTGGCGTTGGCAGCGGTGCGCTACGCTGAAGCTGAATTGACAGAGATACAAGACATCGTCGCAGAGGTGACGCACGGCGAGATTAAGTCTGTCCGCAGCCCCAAGATGAAGGATTGGGTGTTAGCTAGGGTAGGGCCACAGGCTGTAGCCGTGGCAACCGTGATGAAGGATGGCGTCGAAAAGCTGTCCATTGACAAGAACGTGCGCGCCAACTTACTTGTGCTGGCAGAGGAGAACCCAGATGAAGTACCGGCGGAAGTTGCAGAAGTCATCCAGTGCGCGGACGATCTGTGGGCATCGTCCGTTGCGAAATTCCAACGTGCAGCGGCGCTTGCTGATGCGGAGGATTTTCGCGTTAGAGGAGCGTTCGTATTTTCTGGAGGCAGTGCTACTGGGCGCGCTTCATCGTTTGGGCTTCAGGTCCATAACTTCCCAAGAAAGTGCGCCGCAGACCCTGCATTAGTCAGGCAGGCTATGGTGCGCGGTCACAGGATCGTTCCCGATCATGGCCGGCGCGTAACAGACGTGCTGAAAGGTATGCTGCGCCCGTCGCTAATGGCTGACAAAGGCAAGCGGCTTGTTGTTGCCGATTGGGCTGCGATTGAGGCGCGGGTGACGCCGTGGGCGTCCAACAGTACCTTCGGCGCGAACAAGCTGGACATCTTTGCCAAGGGTGAGGATGTCTACAAGCACAACGCTATGGCGACCTTCCATGTCGGCTATGATGACGTTGACAAAGACCAACGCCAGATTGGTAAGGTGCAAGAGTTAGCCTGTGGCTTTGCCGGCGGTGTCGGTGCGTTCGCCAGCATGGGCCGCATCTACGGCTTGATGATGTCAGAGAGCGACGCAAAGCGCATGGTTGACGCATGGCGCAGGGCTAACAAGTGGGCCGTGCCGTACTGGTCTGGCCTTGAAGACACCTATATGCGCGCCATGCGGAACAAGAACCGCGAGTTCACTGTTGGCCGCATCACATATTTATTTGACGGACTGCATCTTTGGTATGCTCTTCCGTCTGGACGTGTGTTATGTTATCCTTTCGCCCGTTTCGACGAGGAAGGCAGTCTGACCTACGCGAAGGCTTCTTGGAAGCCCGCCGCTGATGCGAAAGAGTGGCCGAGGGCGCGGCTATGGCGCGGTTTGGCGTGTGAAAACATCACGCAGGCTGTCGCTAACGACTTGCTGCGCTACGCCTTGCGTCGGCTGGACGATGTAGTCTTGCACATCCACGATGAAATCGTCTTGGAAGTGCCAGAAGCAGATGCAGAGGCCGCCGCAGCGCGGCTGGTGCAGGTTATGTGTGAGCCGCCACCTTGGGCAGCAGGGCTACCCCTGAACGCTGAAGTGGCAATTATGGAACGTTATGGCAAATAAGGAGCAAGCGATGAGTGAGGATCGCACGAAATTCATAGACTATATAGTTGGATTAGCTGCCGCTACGGTAGGCGAGACAGCCTTATTGTTGCGTCAGAAGCCGCGCTACGACAGCGAAGGCAATATGATGTACCACGCAGATGGCACGCCTAACGCTACGTTTCCGTCGTTCATGCCAGACAAGGCGCGCGTCAAAGAAGGCGAGTCTTGGTATGTTAACACTGGCGCATACATCGTCAGCCGCTTTGAAGACGGTAAGCCGTCAGCCAGAACGACTAACGTAGAGTTTGTCTTGTTCATGATGCTGGATGACATCGGCACAAAGTCAAAAACGCCGCTAATAGAGCCGACATGGATAATGGAAACCAGCGAAGGTTCGTTCCAGTGGGGCTATGCTTTTTATGAGCAGCCCGACAAGGGCGACTTCTGCGCTGCTATCAAGGCCATTGCAGCCGCCGGCTACACTGATCCGGGCGCAACCAACGCTGTGCGTAACTGCCGCGTTCCGGGCAGCATAAACATGAAGCTAGGGCGGGGCAACTTCCCTGCGCGGCTGGTCGAGTTCCACCCTGAACGCAAATACACGATAGAGCAAATCTGCGAAGCGTTGGGCGTCACGCCAGAAGAAGGCGACACAGCAGAATTTAAGGCCGTCAAGATACGCGACACTGGACAGGACAACGTCCTGACATGGTTGAGCGAACAGAACCTAGTCCTTAGCACTATCAACAACGACGGCTGGTGCGGCATTGTCTGCCCTAACCACGGGGAACACAGCGACGGCATGATCGAAGCGCGCTACAAGCCGCTGGATCGTTCGTTCTGCTGCTACCACGGCCATTGCCAAGACTTAGACAGCCGCACGTTCCTTGATTGGGTAGCGACTAACGGCGGGCCAAAGGCAACGCCGGGCTTGCGTGACGAACTAATCGCTGAACGCATGGCGTCCATACTGGACAAGATTTCGCCTACGGAAGCATTTCCTGACGAAGCCGCAGCGCGTGTGCGTGAGGTCGAAAAGAAAGAAGCAGGACGGCTGGAACAAAGCGAGTGGTTTGAGCGTTTCGCTTATATACAGTCTGATGACTGCTATTTCGACATGGTCACACGCCAAGAGATAGCGCGTAACGTCTTCAACGCCCTGTTCCGTCACGTTGACTGTCGCTCCATCCATAAGAAAGCCCAGCGTGTGCAGGCGTCCGTCTATTATGATGAGCGCCGGCAGGATCGCGGCGCGCCAGCGTTGGCAGCGGTGACGTTTGCCGCTGGCGATGATGTGTTAGTGACGCGCGACGGGTTGGTCTACGGCAACAGGTGGGTCAACGCCCGCCCTGACGTATCAACCAGCGACAAGATTGCAGATTACGATGTCGAGCCGTGGCTAAATCATTGCCGCAACCTGATAGTTGACGATAAAGAGTTAGACCACATCCTCAACGCCATAGCGTTCAAGATACAGAACCCAACTGTCAAGATTAACCATGCCATCTTGATTGGCGGCGATGAAGGCGCGGGCAAGGACACTATATTCCAGCCGTTCCTGTGGGCGCTTGGCGGCAAGCACTGGCGCAACAGGTCAGTCATTGAAGCTGGCGGGTTGGACAGTCAGTGGGGCTATGCGTTGGAAGCTGAAGTGGTCATCCTGAACGAGTTAAAGGAGCCAGAGGCAAGAGAACGCCGCGCTATGGCTAACAAGCTAAAGCCGCTAATCGCTGCGCCGCCTGAAACACTGTCGGTCAATCGTAAGGGTATGCACCCTTATGACTTGGTCAACCGCCTCATGGTGCTTGCCTACACGAACGACTCGCTGCCTATCACACTGCCTACGCAGGATCGTCGGTGGTTCTGCGTCTGGACGCACGCGCCCCGCATGACAACGCCAGCAGCGGACGCGCTGTGGGGCTGGTATAAGACAGGCGGCTATGAAAAGTGCGCCGCTTGGCTGCACCAGCGCGACGTTTCGTCGTTCAACCCTTCTGCGCCGCCGCCAGTGACCGAATGGAAGCTAAACATGGTCGAGCATGGTATGAGCGCATCGGAAAGCTATCTGGTCGAGTTGATGCACCAACGGGTCGGCGTGTTTGCTGACGGTGTCATCGGTGGGCCGTTCCATCGCGTCTATGACTTGCTTGGGCCTTTGTTGCCTGTTGGCTTAAAGGTTCCGCCGGCGGCACTGCTTCATGCGTTCAAGGAAGCTGGCTGGATCGACATGGGCCGGATCGGGTCAAAGGAATATAGCAGTAAAAAGCACGTCTTTGCCGCGCCTGACGCGCTCCAGAAGCATAGCAAGTCAGAGTTGCGCCGCATGGTAGAGAATACATCAAACAATAGTGCCATGCCAAAGATAGGCAAGAATTGACAACCGATTGGTTGCAATGATATATGGGGATAGTTGGTAATGCTCTACTAACCCCTTGGTGTCGCTTTGCTGACCCTTTTAAGCCCCCTGCGTCCTCACTCCGCAGGGGGCTTTTCTTTGTCTGCTATTGCATTACGGCGCTGTAGTCGAAGTTCTCGACGCAATCTTTGATTGTCACCATTTCATCGCTGAACCCCTCGACTTCGGCGTTGTAGGTGTAGACCTTCTTTGGGACTTGCAGTTGGTTGTTCGCAAACTCGACACCCTTTTGGGTCACGCGCCAGTAGCCGGAATGCTTTTTGGTCGGATCGTCTTCGTTATACATACGTTCGACAAGCCCCCACCAGCGCAGCGTCGGTAACTGGTTAGACCGCACCAACCAGCGCGGCCCTGTCTTCGGAACGTCAACCCATGTGCCGCCCGCGCTGTTGTGCGCCAGCCAAACCACAGACCTAGCCATAGTTTCGTTGAGTGTGCGGGCGTAAATCTTGCCCCACCTGTCGCAGCATGGGCAGCGCCCGCCATCGCCGTCGATAACTTTCCGCCATGCGGAACGCAGTTTGTCTATAAATGTGTGTTCTTCGTCGGTCATGTCTCATCCTTTAATGCTGCTTCGGCGTCTTCGATCAGTTCTATCGGGGGCCAGCGCAGATAGCAGACATGGTCTGCGGTTATCACGCCAAGGGATTCTAGATATTCCATTAGCCGATAGGCTAAAGTAGCTTCGGCCCGTTCGGTGTATCGGTCGGGCAGCGCGTCATCATCATCTATCATTCTGGTGTCCAATCTTTAGGGTAGGGGACAGACTTATAACTGGTTCTGTAAAGTCTGCCGTTTTCGTCGTAATGCTCGGTCACTGTCGAGCCGTCATCGTTCAGGACAACGGCAAGATCGCCAAGCAGATGCAATGGTCGCCCTGTCTTGGGGTCCATTCGGTATTTTATTTCTTTGGTCATTTCTTTTCCTCAATCCAAAAGTGATGCACCATGTAATGCGTAGCGGTTTCGTCTGTCACCCTATCGCCTATCCCGCCGCTTGCGGTGGTCAGGTGATTGGTGAAGGTGTTGGGGTCTTTAGCTGAACGCACTGCTGGGATGCGTGTCAGTTTCATATAGCCATTTTGGTCGGTCATATGTCACCCTAACCTAGTGATGAAGGTGACGCCGTTGATCGTGCGGCACATGAAGCACTTGCCGTTACGGATGCCGTATTGCGACACGTTGCGGCTGGTGCGCTTGGCTGCGCCCTTGTCGGTGGCTGGCATAGTGCCAACATCGCCAACGGCTAGCGTCCCCATTGGGTAAAACATTGGTCGGCTCATTCGCAATTCCAGACTTGTGTTGATGTTGCAATGTCAGTCGGCCAGCCGGTGTCTTCAGTAAAGCTGCGTTCCTCAAATAAGACCATGTTGGTCGGTCGGATTAGCAGACGGTCGCCTGTCGTTCGCATAAACATAAATTCCTTTGATTGTTCTGGTGCTGCGCTGAACCCGTCACCATGTGGGCAAGCCGTGAACAGACACGTTGCGCGGTTTTCTGTGCCGTCATAGCGGGCCGTTAAGTCTGCTAGGTAATCGTATTTAATAACGTCAAACTGCGTCCCGTAGCAGTCCCACACTTGCGCCTGTTGTAGTGTCCAGACGGGATCAGGGCTGCTGCTGAAGGCTAACGCATGAGGTGGTAGGTTGCGGTAGACTGCGCCGCACTCTAGCATCACATGGCAACCCCAAGCGCGGTTGGGTGTCGAGCGTATGGCGAACCAAACGGCTGGTTCGTATCGCGGCTTGCCCTTGCGGACAAATGCGCTGTCAACGTGAACGTAAAGGTGGTGCGGTAGGTTACGGCTGCTCATGCCAACAACCCCCGCGCAATACAGGCTTGGCGCAGATGCTCAGGCCGCACGCCCCACAGCTTATGTGTGTTGCCGTAATCCTGACAGACAAGCGACAGATAATTTTCCTGCTGGCGCAGCTTTGCCTTGATGCGGTCATGCTCTTTTATAGCTTTTGCCGCTGTGCGTAGCACGCGCATTTGGTCTTTGGTGTCGAGATTGCTCATATTATAGTTCCACTGTTATGTCGGGCTTCGCCCGTTTGTCGTTTAGTCGTTCCATCCAAAAGGTCTGGTCATCACCAAAGGCGCGCGCTGCGTGATATTTAAACAGCGCAACGGCTAGTGGGTCGTAACCCTTCCACTTGTGCGTCACGATCAGGGGCGATGGCATCATGGCTTCTAGGCTGGTGCGTGTCGGGCGCTCTTTGGCTTTTGCCACAGCGTCTAGATCGCGCAACGTTAGGTTGATGTTAAATTCGCGGTTTATGTGCTGCATTACGGCTGTTCTGTCGGTGATATAGCCGCACAGGTGCTGGACGCGCTTTTTTACTGCATGGTCCATTAGCTTTGGTCGCGCTTGACGTACTTGCCCGACTTAGGATCGCGCATTACGGCATGGCGTTTCCAGTGCAGCAATTCTTTCGTGTCGCGCACCCATGCGTTGCGAAACCAACTGTATTGCCGGTGCGTGTCCCACAGGATAGCTAGCGTTGCGGCTTGTGCTGCTAACAGCACTGCGATTGTCATGTATTCAGGTGTCATAATTAATCCTCCAATATTAGTGTTAATAGAAATAGGGCTGCGCCAGCGAGTAGCGCCGTCATTCGGCGCAACGCAGGGTGTCTAATTCGTCTTCAGCGTGAATTGCGCCCATGCGCCAATGGTCGCGGCTTGCGGTCAATTCGATTATTTCGGCTTTCGCGGTTTCTAGTCGCGCCTCAACGTCCACTAAGTCTGCTAGGCGGTCAGCCAGCACAATTGCCAGTTCGTCCATGCTGTCACGGCCTTCATTGATTAGGCTATCATCATCCAGCATCCGAAAATAATTACGGTCGTATTTCATTGCTCAGTTTCCTTTTAATGTGTGAATGATTGACCATATCGCCAGCGCACCAGCGCCAGCGAATAGGGTTAGGGCGGCGATATGCGCGGTCATGCTACGGCTTCCGCCGATATGACTTCTTTGGCGCGGGCGATGCTGTTGCGGATATACTCTGGCTTCATAAGTTCGACGCCCATGCGCTCTTGCATCGACAGCAACCAGTCGCCGTAGATGTAGATGCCATTGTTATCGCCAGCCGCGACATCGCGCATATACCAGCTAAAGGTGTGCGCCAGTTCGGCAGCGTCAATCTTGGATATTGTTGTTTCGGTAGTCATCTCACTCACTCCGGTTGAATTGATTAAAAGCTATGGGTGCGGCCTGTGATGTCGGCGACCTTGCCGCAATCGATAATGTCGGGGACTGTGCCGCCAGAGATCCGCACTTGCCGCCAATCGTATGCGATGCGCTTGTGCAGTTCTGCCATCGCTTCTTCCAACGTGTCATGCGAGACTGTGTTGAAGCCATCCTTTTGTGTGCCGTAACGTTCTGTCGGCCACGCGACATATGAAAAGACTGTGACGCCATTCTTGCGCTTGCTGTGCGCGATGCGGATAGTTGGGGTAGTCATGCTGCACCGCCTTTCTTGCGTATCGCTAGTTTGATAAGTGCAACGTGAATGGCTGGCATGGCTTGGAATCTAGTTTCTTCCAATATGATTGCGGCAAGCCAGTGAAGCTCTTGTTGCATGGCAAGGTTAAAGTAATCGCGTTTAGTCATGGTTCTCACTCCTGTTGAAAATGGTCTGCGCGGCGGGCTGCACCGCGCAGGATAAAATTAAACGTATTGGCCGCGCCATGAGGCGACTAAATCCCACTCGCGTCCGTCATCAAGACGCACAGTCACCATTGGCAGATGACCAGCCATGCACGAACGGACAACAGGGAACGCCTGCGCGTTCTCGCCAGTGCCGTTGCCTGTGGCCTTGAGCCATTCGGCGGATACTTCGTAATAACCTTCTGTTGTCTGTGTCATGTCACTCACTCCGTTGCTGTTTAACTACCCTCTTAATGGCATAGTTTGAGGGCATACACCAAACGATATTTTGCCCTCTTATGTCGATTTATTGGTTTTGCACTAAATTGTGTTGCATTTATGCACTACCCTCTAAAACCGATTTTAAGGCCCGTACAGAGCAATAATAGTTTGAGGGTACCTCAGTATGGAAAGTGGTCGAGTCTTAAAACGTTCTAGTATTGTTCTGTTTCTGTTCCATAGCCTAAATGACCTAACAAATGACCTACCTTTTGACTATTTTATGACCTACCTTTTTGACGAAAATAAACCTGTGGATAACTTTATGATCAAGTTCGGCAAAATAGTCAAAAGTTAGGCTATTCTGACACAGTAAATGACCTACCGAAAAACGGCGCAAAACAGCGCATCTTGGGGTTTGGTAGGCTAAATAGTCATAGTTTCTGTGAAATGTCTGAATAATAAAATATATAACCTATATGGTACGTAGTATGCTTTTTACGAGCGAGTAGGTGTTTTGAAAATAATAGCCTACCTGTGGTACTAACACAGTTTGAGGGCCACCTCATTTGCGCGCGTAATCGACCGTCGATTGCATAGCCTAAATGACCTACCTTTATTGTGCGATGCAACATGGCCAGACAGCAATGGGCCATGCACCCCTAGCTCGGATTTATTACTGACACCAATGTTAGCAATGGAAAAAGGCCAACTCTAATTCTAGCAGGAACATAGCAAGAACGCTATTTGCTGCGCTGCGTAGCGCAATCGCTAGCCGCGCGCGCTAGGTTGCCACCCGTTTTTGCTTTTCTGCCAGAGGCAGGGGGGTAGGGCCGGCGGTCGGGCCGTAGATTGCAGTAGGGGCCGCAAACAGTTTTTATTTTTTTTTGCAATCTGGTTTGCAACACACTATAGTACGCCCAATGACTTTCTACTCACTGCCATTTACACCAGAGCGGATGCAGGCCACCGAGTCGCGGCTGGAGTCTATCTACGAAGCTGCACGCTATGGGCTAAAGGGTGACAGCCTAGCTATGGCGTCCGGCATGACGCCGCGGCAGTTCCGCGTGCTGGCAGAGTCTGACCCGCTGGTCGAGATGGCTGAGATCAAGGGCAGGGCTGATGGCGAGTTGACTGCGGCCAAGACCATGTACGAAGCGGCACGCGATGGCGACGCTAAGGCGGCGCTCGACATACTGAAGCACAATCATGGCTGGGTAGCCAAGCAGCAGATCGACGTAAACATCGACCAACAGATAAGCATCACAGGCGCGCTAGAAAAAGCACAGACGCGCGTCATCGAAGGGCTGTACACAGAACTGCCCCGACTAGAGGAAAAGACCAATGGCAGACAAATTGACACCGGAAGAACAGGAAGTCTTGGACTACCACCGTCGCAACTTAGCGACAGGAATGTATCAGAAGAACGCTGACGGTAGCCTGACTACGTTCAAGGGCGCTGTCGTAGGTCTGCCGCAGGGCGAGACTCTGATACCGACATACTGGCATGGGCAAGAACGCGATGTCCCTTCGGCGGTGCGGCTGGCTATGAAGTCAGGCATTAAGTTCCCGTCGTACAAGACGCCAGAAGAAGCAATGTCGCGGGAACAGACGATCCACAAGATGATGGAAAAAGACATAGCGGACTTTCAGAAGACTAAACGCTAATGCAAGCACCGATATACTCAGCCCAAGACGAGATGGAGTTGATGGCAAGGTTGTGGTCGCCGACGCTGAAGGATGACCCGCTAGCGTTCGTGCTGTACACATTCCCGTGGGGTCAAGCTGGCACGCCGCTGGAACACTTCCCCGGACCGCGTAAATGGCAGCGTCAGATACTAGCTGACTTGCGTGACCACATCAAAGAGAACAATGGTAAGGTTGACTTCTCAACCGCACGGCTGGCGATTGCGTCAGGCCGCGGTATCGGTAAGTCCGCCTTAGTGTCATGGCTAACGATATGGATGCTATCATCAAGGATCGGCAGCACTACCATCGTGTCGGCAAACTCCGAGGCGCAGTTGCGGTCGGTCACATGGGCAGAAATAACCAAGTGGCTGGCGATGTCGCTCAACAGTCACTGGTTTGAGATAGCAGCCACACGCATCATGCCCGCCAAGTGGCTGACGGAACTGGTCGAGCGCGACCTAAAGAAAGGTACGCGCTATTGGTCAGTCGAAGGCCGGCTGTGGTCAGAAGAGAACCCTGACGCATACGCGGGTGTCCACAACTTCGACGGTGTGATGTTAATCTTCGACGAAGCCAGCGGTATACCTGACAGCATCTGGTCGGTGAGTGACGGCTTTTTCACAGAGAATACGCCGCACCGCTTCCATCTGGCGTTCTCCAACCCGCGGCGCAACACAGGCTATTTCTACGAAACGTTCCACAGCAAGCGGGCGTTCTGGTCAACGCGGGTCATCGACGCCCGCGATGTCGAGGGTACAGACAAAAACCTGTACCAGCGCATCATCGACGAGTACGGGCCAGACAGCTATCAAGCCAGTGTCGAAGTGTACGGTAACTTCCCGTCAGAAGGTGACGATCAGTTCATCGGCAGCAATTTGGTTGATGACGCCATGAAACGTGCGCCGGTCAAAGATACTAGCGCGCCCATCGTCATAGGAGTTGACCCTGCACGGTTCGGGGCTGACGCCACCGTCATCGCCATACGGCAGGGCCGTGACATCCTAGAGTTGCGGAGACACCGCGGCGCGGACACTATGGAAGTGGCAGGCCATGTCATCGACGCCATAGAGCAGTTCCAGCCGGCGCTGGTCTGCATCGACGAAGGCGGGCTAGGCGCAGGCGTCGTGGATAGGCTAAAGGAGCAGCGGTACAAGATACGCGGCGTGAACTTCGGCAACAAGGCTAAGAACCAGACCATGTGGGGTAACAAGCGCGCAGAGATGTGGGGCGCGATGCGGGATTGGCTCAGGACGGGTCACATCCCATCGGATAGGTTCCTGAAGACAGACCTCATCAGCCCGCGCACTAAGCCTGACAGCAGGGGGACGCTGTTCCTAGAAAGCAAGAAAGATATGAAGTCACGCGGGCTGGCCTCGCCAGACGCAGCAGACGCCATAGCGGTCACGTTCGCGTTTCCTGTAGCATCTACTGATCCGCGTCTGACACGCGTTGACAAGCATCGCACAAGAGGCTATTCTCCCGCAGGAATATCTACATCGTGGATGGGCAGTTAATGGCTGACAAGAAGAAATCAGTGTCGCTATCCGTTGGCAGAGGCGAGAAACTGCCTGTGTCAAAGGGCGCGGGTCTGACAGCCGCTGGCAGAGCCAAGTATAATGCTGCTACAGGTAGTAACTTAAAGGCGCCTGCGCCCAGCCCGAAAACAAAGGCTGACGCAGGACGCAAAGCGTCATTCTGCGCGCGCATGGGCGCAGTAGCTGCTAAGGCAAAAGACGGCGAGCGTGCCAAAGCTAGTTTGAAAAGGTGGAAATGCTCATGAAGCCCGGATTGTATGCAAACATCCACGCTAAGAAAGCCCGCATAGCTGCTGGTTCTGGCGAGAAAATGCGTAAACCGGGTGCTAAAGGCGCACCTACAGCAAAAGATTTCAAAGAAAGCGCCAAGACGGCCAAGCCAACTAAGAAGGGTAAGTAAATGCCAGCCAATAAATATACGCGCGCGCTGTACAAAACCGGCACTGTAGCTTCTGAGAAGGCTGCCATTGCTAACCGCGACCCAGCCCGCAAGGCTGCTGCCGAGAAGGTTTTGTCGCGCGAAGGCACAACAAGCCCAGCCGGCGGACGCGCAGTTAAGATGCCACCCAAACCTACCGCGCCAAAGATGCAAAAGACCATCAGCTTGACTACAAACATGAAGTCTTCGCCAATGGGTAAAAAGCGTTAATCATGCCCCTTAGTAAGTCACCCAGCAAAGCTGCGTTTCGCAAGAACATCAAAGCAGAAGTAAATGCGGGTAAACCTGTGAAACAAGCCGTCGCCATCGCTTACAGCGTAAAGCGCGCCGCCAGCAAAGGCAAGAAATAATCTATGGCCGACCCCACAGGCATTGAAGCGGCAGGTAAAGTCGCCAACGTAGGATCGAACGCGCCTAAGACAACGCGCGACGATCACGATAAGATGGCTACCATGCGTAGCCGTCTTACGATGGCGCAGGCTGCGTATTCAGACAGCCGTGAGGACGAACTAGACGATCTACGCTTTATGGCCGGCAGCCCTGACAACCAGTGGCAGTGGCCCGCTGACGTATTGTCAACACGCGGCAGCGTGCAAGGACAGGCTATCAACGCACGTCCATGCCTGACAATCAACAAGCTACCACAGCACGTCCGTCAGGTGACGAACGAGCAACGTCAGAACCGTCCAAACGGTAAAGTAATACCCGCGGATGACAACGCTGACGTACAGGTTGCTGAAATATTCAACGGTGTGGTCCGCCACATTGAGTATATGTCAGATGCTGACGTTGCATATGACACAGCCTGCGACAACCAAGTCACCTACGGCGAAGGTTACATCCGTCTGCTGACTGAGTATTGCAACGACGATACGTTTGACCAAGACATTAAGATTGGCCGTGTCCGTAACGCATTTAGCGTTTACATGGACCCCACCATCCAAGACCCATGCGGCTCAGATGCTGAATGGTGCTTTATCACCGAAGATATACTAAAATCCGAATATGAGCGTTTGTTCCCTGACGCATCGCCAATCAGCACATTATATAGCCAAGGCGTCGGTGATCAGGGCATTTCGTCGTGGCTGCAAGAAGATACGATCCGCATTGCGGAGTATTTTTACAACGTTTACGAGCCTGAAACGCTGCATCTGTACCCAAATAACCAGACTGCCAAGGCTAATTCGCCAGAAGACAAGCAGCTTAAAGAAATGTACGGCAAACCGCTTCGCACACGCAAAGTGGACCGAAAAAAAGTCATGTGGATGAAGACCAATGGCTATGACATTCTTGATGAACGCGAGTGGTCGGGCAAATATATTCCTGTCGTGCGCGTAATTGGCAACGAATGGGAAGTTGACGGCCAAATATACATCTCTGGGCTTGTGCGTAACGCCAAAGATGCCCAGCGTATGTACAACTACTGGACCAGCCAAGAGGCAGAAATGCTTGCATTGGCGCCTAAAGCGCCATTTATCGGTTACGGCGGCCAGTTTGAAGGCTACGAAAACCAGTGGAAGACTGCCAACACGACCAACTGGCCGTATTTGGAAGTCAATCCAGACGTTACAGACGGCGCTGGCGGTGTTCTACCGCTGCCTATGCGCGCACAGCCACCTTTGCCCCAAACAGGTCTGATACAGGCTAAAATGGGCGCTGGCGAGGACATCAAGGCCACAACCGGCCAGTATGATGCGTCGCTGGGCCAACAAGGCAACGAACGGTCTGCAAAAGCTATCGTCGCACGCGAAAAGCAGGGCGATGTTGGCACGTATCACTACGTTGACAACCTTGCGCGGGCCATTCGCTACATTACGCGCCAAATTGTCGATATGATCCCTAAAATCTACGACACACAGCGCATTGCACGCATCATTGGTGCTGATGGCGAAGTCAGCATGGTCAAGATGGACCCGTCGCAGGAAGAACCAGTGCGTGAAGTGCGCGATGCTGAAACCGGCGGTCTAATCGAAAAGATTTACAACCCCGGCGTTGGTACATACGACGTTATGGTCACTACTGGCCCCGGCTACATGACCAAGCGTCAAGAAGCACTTGATGCCATGAGCCAGATTCTGCAATCCAACCCACAACTTTGGGCTGTTGCAGGCGATTTGTTCATTAAGAACATGGATTGGCCCGGCGCGCAAGAAATGGCCGAGCGGTTCAAGAAAATCCTTGATCCCAAGGTGCTTGCTACAGGCGATGAGTCACCTGAAATGGCCGCAGCGCAGCAGCAGATGGAAGTCATGGCTGAAGAACTCAACCGCATGGTCGATATTATCGAAGGCGTGCAGGCTGACGTTGCGAAACGCGAAGTAGACATCAAGGAATACAAGGCACAGGTAGACGCCTACGATGCGGAAACAAAACGTATCAGTGCGATGCAAGCAGGGATGACAGAAGAGCAAATTCAGGATATTGTCATGGGGACGATTGCAGGCGCGTTAGATACAGGTGATTTGATTAGCGGATCACCAGAAATGCGTGAGCAGCCTCAAATGGACGAAGAAATGCCTCAACAGCAACCAATGCAAGATATGGGTGGTATGCCTGAGATGCCGCCTGAAGGAATGATGGAATGACCGTAAGCCTCAAACATACCTTTCAGTCTGCCAAAACTGACAGTCTTGACACGTCACTTGTTCAGCCGTCCAACTGGAACGAAGAGCATGAGTTGGAACTCGCCACCGATAAGCTGCTAGGCCGCGCTACCGCTGGCACAGGCGCTGCCGAAGAAATTGGTATAGGCGCTGCCTTGTCAATATCAGGCGGCACGCTAGCGGTTACTAACGTACCTGTCGCAAACGGCGGTACAGGCGCATCAACGCTTACTGGTGTAGTTAAAGGCAACGGCACGTCGCCTATGACCGCCGGCACTGTCTCACTTACATCTGAAGTGTCTGGAGTTTTGGCGGCTGCAAACGGCGGCACAGGGCTAAGCGCGCCCGGCACAGCGGGTAATCTGCTGATAAGTAACGGTACATCGTGGACTAGTGCAACTTTTGGTGGTTCTGAAATTTTACGGGTAGCGCGTACTAGCAATACGCAAATTGGCGCATCCAATCGTTCAAACTTAATTGATATTACATCAGGCACTTTTACACAAACTTTTGTGGCTGCGGCAACATTAACTAGTGGCTGGTTTTGCTATATCCGTAATAGTGGTACCGGCGACATTACGTTAGACCCTAATGGCTCTGAAACTATTGATGGGCTGACAACTTATATTATGTATCCGGGCGAAGTGCGTCTAGTTCAGTGCGATGGCACTGCACTCAGAACAATAGTTCTAAGTGCTTTTTACAGCGTATTTACTGCTTCAGGCACCTTTACTAAACCGCCGGGCTATGCCGGATTTACTGGGCTGCTTTGGGGCGGCGGCGGCAGCGGCTGCGGCGGCGGCTCCAGCGTTTTCCCCGGCGGCGGCGGCGGCGCCTGCAATATTTTTTCGGTAAATAGCGCATTTTTGTCGGCGTCTTGCACTGTGACCATAGGTGCTGGCGGAGCAGCTTCTAGCAGCGCGGGGCTTGTAGGCGGAAATTCATCTTTTGACGGTAAATTTTTTGCTTATGGCGGTGGCGGCGCTACCAGTACTTCAGGCGCCGCCCCCGGCGGCGGCGGCGGCGGCACTTTAAGCGCGGGGGCTAACAACGGCAATGGCGGCAATCCGGGCGGCGGCAATGGCGCTCTTGTCGGCAATAGTGGTTTCGGCGGCGCAACCGGATCAAATGGCGCTGCGACAACTTCTTTTGCTGGTGGCGCTTCTGGCGGAGGGACTGCGGGCAACACCGACTCCAAAGTCGGCGGGGATAGTGTTTTTGGCGGCGCCGGCGGCGGGTCCATAAGTGTGTTTGGGTCCGCTAAGGCTGGCGGCACGTCTGTCTATGGCGGCAACGGGGGTGCATCGGGTGGCACGACGGGCGTAGCTGGCAGCGCGCCGGGCGGCGGCGGCGGCGGCGCGGGTGATACCAGCGGGGGTCCCTTTATTAGTGGTGCGGGCGCGCGCGGTGAATTGCGTATCTGGGGTATTGTCTAATGAGAGCGCACATTGTCGAAAACGGTGTTGTTGTAAACACTATTGAAGTTGATAGCTTGGATGTAATACCGGGCTTAATTGATGGCGATATTGGTGGAATCGGTTGGCTATGGGATGGAGAAAATCTTACCCCACCAGCACCAGACACCGAAGCGCAGTGGGCTGCCATTCGGGCTGAACGTAACAAACTGCTGGTTGCTTCGGATTGGACGCAGCTACCTGACGCACCTGTAGACGCTGCTGTATGGGCTACATACCGCCAAGCCTTGCGCGACGTAACGACTCAATCTGATCCGTTTGCTATCGTCTGGCCTGAAAGCCCAACATCATGAAATGCGCTGATTTCGTAGGCACACTGTTTCTTGCGCGCGATGTAGCCCATTCGACGCACCTGAACACACGCAGCTTTGCCAAGCACTCTGCCTTGAACACTTTTTACGATGAAGTGATTGAACTGGCTGACAAGTTTGCAGAAGCCTACCAAGGCAAATACGGCCTTATCGGCCCCATTTCGCTTATGTCAGCTAAGAAGACAAACAACATTGTCGCGTTTCTTGAAGGTCAGGTAGACGAACTTGAGGAAATGCGGTATAAAGTCGTTGATAAGGATTGCACTCCAATCCAAAACATTATCGACGAGATTTTTGGGTTGTATTACTCAACCTTGTACAAACTTAAATTTCTCGCATAAGGACGCGACATATGGAAATTTTACGCCCTCTTAACGACCCTGCCTTTGGTACGCAAAGCGTAGCTTACACTGGAACTGCTGGTTCTGTAACTGGTTGGAACTCTGGCCCGCAAGCCGTGCTGGTATGGTGTACATCTGACGCGTACATCCGCGTCGGTAACAGCGCCACAGCTACATCGGCTGACACACCGCTGCCTGCCAACACACCTGTACCAGTTTATGTCCCGCAGCCTAGCGACGCAGGCGGCAACGGTGGTACATGGCGCGTCAGCGCAATCCAGATCAGCGCCGGCGGCACAATGTACGCAAAGCCGATTAACATCAGATGAGTTTTGGCATCCCCGTCCGTAATGGTGTAGGTATAGGCTTAAAAGCCTCTACTTCTGTGGCTACGCGCAGCGGACCGGGCGGGGCGGTACCCGGCGCGCCCACCAGCGTGTCCGCTACATCCTCTACGGCGACCACAGCTTCTGTATCGTTTACTGCACCTGTCAACCCCGGTGTACCGCCAATTATTACAGGGTATACGGTCACTTCAAGTCCGGGAGGCATTACAGCTACTGGTTCATCTTCACCGATAACGGTAACTGGGCTGACCACAGGCGTCGCATATACCTTTACAGTTACAGCTACTAATGCTTCTGGCACTGGGCCAGCAAGCGCGCCGTCTAACAGCGTTACGCCAGTAGCCCCTAGTACTAGCATACTTATTATTGCTGGCGCGGGCGGCGGCGGCGGTGCAGGCGGCGGCGGCGGTGCAGGTGGATACATATCACTTACTAACCAAACACTTACTCCATCTACAACATACAATATTACAGTAGGCGCGGGGGCCGCCGGCGGATTCAACATTGTTACCGCGGGGTCATCAGGCACTAATAGTTCGTTTAGCGGCGTTGCAAACGGTACTGCTACTGGCGGCGGCGGCGGCGGCGCGGCAAACGATCAAAATGGACGCAACGGCGGTTCTGGCGGCGGCGCTAATAGAAACTCTGGCGTTTCTGGTACTGCGGGAACGGGCGTTGCAGGGCAAGGTTTTGCTGGTGGCACCACTGCTTTTGATTTTACAGGTGGCGGCGGCGGCGGCGCCTCTGCTGTCGGGGCCAATTCTACCAGCGGAACTAATCCGGGCGCAGGCGGAAACGGCCTAGCATCGCTAATTACAGGTACATCAATTACGCGCGCGGGCGGCGGCGGCGGCGGTAATACTAATGACTCAACGCTAGCGGCAGGCGGAGCCGGCGGCGGGGGCGGGGGCGGAACTACGGTGACTTCGTCTGTTGCAGGCACTGCTAATACCGGCGGCGGCGGCGGGGGCGGCGGCGCGGCTGGCGGCTATGCCGGCGCGGCGGGCGGTTCAGGAGTAGTAATTTTGTCTGTACCTACGTCTATTTACAGCGGCGTAACAACAGGCTCCCCTACAGTCACAACTTCAGGTGCGCTTACAATTCTTCAATACAACTCGTCGGGAAGCTACAGGGCATGAGCCACTTTGCAAAAGTCATTGATGGCGTTGTCACCGCGGTTCTTGTGATCGAACAGGATGTTATTGACACAGGCGCATTTGGCGACCCTGCGCTATTTGTGCAGACATCGTACAACACGCACGGCGGACAGCATCCTGAAGGGCGCCCGCTGCGTAAAAACTACGCCGGCGTCGGCTACACTTACGACGCAGAGCGCGACGCTTTTATTGCGCCGCAGCCGTTTCCGTCGTGGACGCTTAACGAAGACACCTGTTTATGGACATCCCCAGTTGCAATGCCAGATGACGGCAAAGTCTACTATTGGGACGAAGAAACTCAAGCATATTGTCAAGCCACATAATTTACTGTAGTTTGACCATTAACCGTACTGGTGCGGCACATCAGGAACTCCATAGGAGTTAAACATGGACGAAACAGTCCCCAACGTAGCGGATGCCTCCGCGCCAGAACTCGAAGCCACGGCAGCAATCGAGCCTGTAGAAAACACGACGCCGGAAACGCCTGCTGAACAGGAAGCTAATAAGTCCTTCACACAAGAAGAACTTGACGCAATTGTTGGCAAGCGCCTCGCAAGAGAACAGCGCAAATGGGAGCGCGAACAGGCTCAAAGAGCAGAGGAATTACAGGCCCGCCAACAAGCAGGCTATGATATTACCCCTGATCAATTTGAGACATATGAAGATTACGCAGAGGTTTTGGCCGAACGTAAAGCTGAAGAATTGCTGGCACGGCGAGATACCGCCCGTCAGCAAGCTGAAATGCAGGATGCCTACCATGATCTAGAAGAGGCAGCGCGGGACAAATATGATGACTTTGAACAAGTCGCATACAACCCCAACCTTCCGATTACAGATTTCATGGCGCAAAGCATCCAAGCGTCAGACGCAGGCCCAGACGTTCTATATTATCTCGGCTCTAATCCGAAAGAAGCTGATCGTATCGCCCGTCTAGCGCCAATTTTGCAGGCAAAAGAAATTGGAAAACTTGAGGCTTCATTGTCCTCAAATCCGCCGGTTAAAAGAACTTCAAACGCCCCGGCTCCGATTGCGCCTGTCACAGCACGTTCTACTGGGTCAAACCAGTTTGACACAACTGATCCTCGTTCGACTAAGTCAATGACTACGTCGGAATGGATCGAAGCAGAACGTATGCGGCAGATCAAGAAGTACGAGGCACAACGCAACAGATAATTTGGGATTATTACCATGTCTAACTCGATTTTAACAATTGATATGATCACGCGGAAGGCTCTAGAAATTCTAGAGAATAACCTTGTGCTGACACGTAACGTAAACCGCCAGTACGACGATAGCTTTGCTGTCGAAGGTGCTAAAATTGGCTCAACCCTGCGTATCCGTCTTCCAGACCGTGCGCTTGTAACTGACGGCGCAGCCCTTCAGGTACAGGATGACAACGAGCAGTTCACAACTCTTGCTGTTTCCACCCAGAAGCACATCGGCGTCAACTTCACGACTGCTGAATTGACGATGCAGCTTGACGATTTCGCAGACCGCGTTCTCAAGCCACGTATCTCGCAGCTTGCATCCAGCATCGACGCTGACGTTGCCAACTCGTATTTGACCATCGGTAACACGGTCGGCACGCCCGGCACAACTCCCGGTACTTCGGCAGTCCTTCTTGCTGCACAGCAGAAGCTGAACGAAAACGCTGCGGTAATGTCGCCACGTTATGCCACTGTTAACCCAGCCGCTAACGCTGGTTTGGTTGAAGGTCTGAAGGGTCTATTCAACCCAACCGACACGATCAGCAAGCAGTTCAAGAACGGCATGATGGGTACAGGCGTACTTGGCTACGACGAAATCAATATGTCGCAGTCAATCAAGCAGTTCACCACTGGTTCGCGTACTGCAACTGGCGGCACGACTTCGGCTGCTGTTACTACTGAAGGTGCAACCACCATCGCCATCACCGGCGCTGGTGCATCGGCAACGGTTAAGGCTGGCGACGTTTTCACTGTAGCTGACTGCTTCAGCGTTAACCCACAGACCCGTGAAAGCACAGGTTCGTTGTTCCAGTTCGTTGCCCTTGCTGATGTCACACTCAGCGGCGCAGGCGCTGGTAACGTAACTGTTTCACCGATCTACTCGGCTACGCAGGCACTTGCTACTGTCAACACGCTGCCCGGCAACTCCAAAGCAATCGTGTTTGTTGGTACGGCTTCTACGCAATACGCGCAGAACCTTGTATACCACAAGGACGCTATCACCTTCGCAACCGCCGACCTTCTGCTCCCACAGGGCGTAGATATGGCTTCGCGTCAGGTGCATAACGGCATCAGCTTGCGCGTTGTTCGTCAGTACGACATCAACAACGACCGTCTGCCTTGCCGTATTGACGTTCTGTACGGTTACAGCACAATCCGTCCACAGATGGCTGTTCGGATGTGGGGTTAATCTAATACCGGCCCTCGGTTCGCCGGGGGCCAACTATTTTAAAGGATTTTTACTATGCCTACTTTACCTAATGGCGCTGGCGGCTATCAACTCGGTGACGGCAACCTTACCGAAGTTAACATGACCACGTCCCCTGTTGCTGTTGCATACACCGCAGCAGCTACCCTAACTGCTGCCGATTTGGGCGGTGGTCTGGTTGTCTACACTTCTGCAAGTACAGCCGACCTTACACTCCCAACAGTTGCTATTGTTAACGCAACCATCAGCAGCGCAAAAACAAACTCAGCATTTGATATTGCTTTGGTTGCTACCAGCACCGGCGTTCCTACTATCGTAGTAGGCACCGGCTGGACCTTGGTTGGTTCAGGCGCAGGCGTTGCTTCTAAGAGCGTATTGTTCCGCGCTGTTAAAACAAGCGACACTACGTACAACCTGTACCGTATCGCTGGCTAATAGGTTTGCCCCGGCTTCGGTCGGGGCATCCTTTTCAGGAGAAAATCAATGGCTAACAACAAATCTATTGGTGTTGCCTTCCTCGACCAAGACATTATTGGCGCACAATATGTCTTGGCTGATGAGCAAATCGGCTACACCGCCGCAGCACAGGGTACGGTTACGCAGGCTACCAGCAAGTCAACAGCAGTTACGCTGAACAAGCCGGCTGGCCGTATTACAATGGACGCCGCGTCGTTGGCTACTGCCACTAACGCTACGTTCACGCTGAACAACAGCTTTATTTCTGCAAATGACACTGTTGTACTAACTATTTCTGGTGGTCAAACGACCCCCGGATCATACAACGTATTTGCAAACTCTTTGGGTGCAGGCACTGTCAGCATCACACTACGCAACATTTCTGGCGGTTCGCTGTCAGAAGCAGTAGTGATTAACTTTGCAATCATTCATTGCATATAATTAATTTGGACGGCTTTCGGGCCGTCCATTTTTAATAGTTTTATGGGGATTTTGGCATGGCTACGGCTGGTGAAACAATCAACGGTTCGCTTAGACTTCTAGGTGTTCTAGCAGAAGGCGAAACTCCATCGGCTGAAACGTCGCAGGACGCACTGCGCGCCATGAACCAGATGATTGATAGCTGGAACACTGAGCGCCTCGCTGTCTTCTCGACACAAGACCAAGTCTTCACATGGCCTTCTGGCGTACTTAGCCGCACGCTTGGGCCAACCGGCAACTTTGTTGGCAACCGTCCTATCTTGCTGGATGACGCTACGTATTTCAAAGACCCTAGCTCTGGTATTAGCTACGGCATTAAAATGATCAACCAGCAGCAGTATGATGGCATCGCGGTCAAGACCGTGTCCTCTACGTTCCCGCAGGTTATCTTTACCAACATGACGTATCCTGACATTGAAATGTTTATCTACCCGCGCCCGACGCGCGATCTAGAATGGCATTTCATTTCGGTCGAAGAACTGACACAGCCAGCAACGCTTGACACAGTCCTTTCGTTCCCGCCCGGCTATCTGCGTGCGTTCCGCTATAACCTAGCGTGCGAACTAGCGCCTGAGTTTGGCGAAGAGCCGTCGCCACAAGTTCAGCGCATAGCTATGTATTCCAAGCGCAACCTGAAGCGCATCAACAATCCTGATGACATCATGTCGATGCCATACAGCCTTATTGCATCGCGCCAGCGGTATAACATTTTTGCAGGAAACTACTAATGAAGACGCCCATACTGGGCAGCGCGTATGTGGCCCGTTCAATAAACGCTGCCAACGCACGCATGGTAAACTTGTTTCCAGAAGCTGTGCCAGAAGGCGGCATAGAGCCGGCGTTTATCCAGCGTTGCCCCGGCTTGCAGCTTCAGCAAGTTATAGGTGAAGGCCCGATCCGCGGGCTATGGGCGCACCAGACACGCGGCGATGACTTTTACGTTGTGTCTGGCTTTGAAGTCTACAAGCTGTCCAGCCTTACTGGAACACCCACTAAGCTAGGCGACGTAACCGGCACTGGCCCTGTGTCCATCGCCGACAACGGCACACAGATATTCTTTGCCTGCAATCCTGACGCGTATATCTACGATGAGTCAACCAACACGTTTGGGCAGATCACCGACCCTGACTTCCCCGGCGCGGTTACTGTCGGCTATCTCGACGGCTATTTTGTATTTAACGAGCCTAATAGCCAGAAACTTTGGGTAACGCAGCTTTTTGATGGCTTCCAGATTGACCCGCTAGAGTTCGCCAGCGCCGAAGGTAGCCCTGATGGCGTCGTTGGCATACTCGTAGACCACCGCGAATGTTGGGTGTTTGGTACTGACTCGACCGAAGTGTGGTACAACTCTGGCGGGCTAGACTTTCCGCTATCGCCAATCCAAGGCGCGTTCAACGAAATCGGTTGCGCTGCGCCATACTCCATCGCCAAGATGGACAACACTGTGTTCTGGCTGGGCGCTGACGCGCGCGGCCAAGGCGTCATTTACAGGGCTGCGGGCTATAGCGCGCAGCGTATTTCTACGCACGCGATTGAATGGCAAATCCAAAACTACCTAGATATGAGCGACGCTGTGGGCTACACCTACCAGCAGGACGGCCATGCGTTCTATGTCTTGTCATTTCCGTCCGCGGATGAAACATGGGTGTATGACGCTGCCACTGGCGCATGGCATCAGCGGTCATCCTACGCCGCCCTTGCGCCAACTGAAGGTGCGTTTGAGGCCGAATCGTTCTATACCGAAGCGTTCTACACGGTGCTGCCGCTCACACCTTCTGGCGTCAGCGGTGCGTTCTCACGCCACCGTAGCAACTGCCAGTGTAACTTCCAAGGCAACATCATCGTCGGTGACTACGCCAACGGCAACATCTACACGTTTGAACTAAACGTTTTTGCGGACAACGATATAGCGCAGCGTTGGTTGCGGTCGTGGCGCGCTCTGCCGACAGGCCAAAACAATCTCACGCGTACAGCAAACCATAGCTTGCAGCTTCAGTGCGAAACAGGCGTTGGCCTGAACGACGGCCAAGGAAGTGATCCGCAAGCCATGCTCCGCTGGTCCGACGATGGCGGCCATACATGGTCCAACGAACACTGGGCGGCTATGGGCAAGAT